ATGATAATGGAAAAGAAATTTGAAATGCCTACTATGAACGTAGTAGTATTTGAAAACGAAGACGTTATTACTACCTCCGGTCTTGACTTTGCTCTTGGTTCGTTTGCGTTCCCGGGCTTCAACCCCTTCGGCGAGTAATAACAAACAAAGAAAAGCACCTGCTTCGGCAGGTGCTTTTTTAATGAAGAATGAATGATGAATAATGAATAATGAATAATTGGCGGGAGAACAGGGGCGTCATCTTGCCTTCCCTTTGTGGAAGGTGGCAAGTGCCCGTCGTCTCACGGATGCAAAAACTGTACCTTCGGGAATTTGTCGGAAAGCTCTCTCGGGACTTCGGTCTCGCACACGAGATAATCAACAGAATTAAGCGTCGCAAGACGGTAAGGCGCAATACGCCCGATCTTCGATTCAAGGCAGAGATAAACGCGTCTGTCTGCGTTTTCGATCATTGCACGGCGAACGTCGTTCGCTTCCTGATATACACAGGTCATAACGCCGTCGTAGCTCAGTGCTTGGCTTGATACGAATGCAATATCTGCGTGAATTGACTTTATAACGTCGAGCACCATGCTTCCGACTAGCATAACTCGGTCCTCGTTATACATAAGCCCGCCTGTGCAGATGACCTTTACGGAATAATTGCATAGCTCGCGAGCAATATCAACGCCGTTCGTTATTACCGTTATTCCGCTTATACTTGCAATCTCTTTTGCAAGATATATCGTGGTGCTTGAAGCGTCGAGAAAGACGACGTCACCCTCCTTTACAAGCGTAGCGGCAACCTGTGCGATCCTTTTCTTTTCGTTTTTTCCAAGCTGGTATCTGTGAGAATACGGAATATTTCTCGTTACGGAATCTATCGCTTCAGCACCTCCGTGCTTTCTTGATATAAGTCCCTTGCTGTGAAGATTTGAAAGGTCTCTTCGAACGCTCGATTCGCTTATTGAAAGCTGTTTTGCCAGATCCTTTACACTTACGTATCCGTTTGATCTTACGGCAGCAAGTATTTCGTTTTCTCTATCGTTGTTATACATATATCCTCCGTTATGATTTGCTCATTTTGTTGCGTGAAAAGTGAAAAATGCGCGTAAAAAAGCCGATATATTGCCAATTTACGCACCACTGTTGACTGAATTGCGCATTTGGTCTATAATTATTATAGATTACTTTTGCCAAAAAGTAAAGAGAAAATATTTATAAGGAGAAAAACATGAAAAAGCGCATATTCTCAATGCTCATGGCGTGCATAATGGTAGTGTCCACGTTCATAATCTCGCGTCCGCTTGTAGACATACATGCAGCAGAGACTGACTCGGGCATTTCATTTACAACGTCGGAGTTTTACCAAGCAACCGATGTGCTGACCGCGCTTCCGCAGACCTTCGAGGCGACGATCAAGCTTCCGTCTACTCAAACTGCGAGAGCAGGTGTTGTCCTAAGTACGTATCAAGGCACTGATAACACTGCACTTGCGATCGAGGTCTACTCAAACGGAAACCCGCGTTTCTTTTTGCAGAAAAGCAACTGCAACTGGGCAGACGATATTGACGTTAAGTTTACAGACGTAAACGTCGCTACAGGCGAATGGGTACATCTCGTTATTACGCGCGATATCGCTAACAAGACGCTCAAATGCTATGTTGACGGTGTCCTCAAGCAGACCGTTACCTACACTGAGGATTACGTTGAAACGAACAAGATCCCATATTATATCGGCGGCGACGCAAGAAGCAGCAACAGCCAGTGTTTCAAGGGTCAGATCAAAGACGTAGCAGTATATTCCGACCTCCGCACCGCGACAGAGATCGCTTCAGACGTTAACGGTATAGAATATACCGATGCGAATCTTCTTCTCGCTTATGATTTCAGCGTTTCGGGAAGCGAGCGCCTCCGCGACTATTCCATGAATGAAAATCATCTTGTGTATACAAAAGGCGCAATCTCCGAGACCTATGCTCCCGACGATTCTTATCTGACCTTCAGTGCAAGCAACAAGTACCAGACTGAAGCTCCTCTTTCGGCGCCTCCCCTCACTATCGAGGCGACAGTATATTTTCCCTCATCCGCAAGCGGTAAAAGAGGAGTAATAGTCGGTAACTATGCCGGATCACCCAAGTGCGTAAGCGTCGAGGTTACGGCAACCGGCGCGATTCGCCTTTATAATATTGGTCCAAACGGCACGTCCGATAAGACCTTTACCGACATTAACGTGTTCAGAGATAATCTTGACACATGGACGCATATTGCAGTCGTTCGCGACACAGAAGCAGGCGAAGCGTACTGCTATATAAACGGAGAGCTCAAGGGTACGGTAACTCTTGACAAGCCCATAGAGGTTGCTCAAGTTAATCCTCTCGGTATCGGCGGAGACCTTCGTTCGGGCAACACCGCGTATTTCCAGGGTTACGTAAAGAATGTTGCTGCTTATGCAGACGTTCGCAGCGCAGATGAGATCGTGGCAGATATAAAGGACATCGACGAAAATGATTCCGATCTTCTTGTTTCTTACGATTTCACTGTCGAAGGCAACGACCGTCTCAAGGATCATTCAAATAACAAGAATCACCTTGTTAATACGAATGGTACTGACACCGAGGTTTATATAGGTGATACCGGTAAATCCTTTATCAAGAATAATCTTTTCCAGACCGAAGGACCGCTTTCAGACGTGCCGCTTACTATCGAAGCGCTTGTTTGCGTTCCGACCACCGTCGGCACAAACAGAGTTGGCGTTATCTACGGTAACTACAAGACGAACGGCGTTTCCTGCGTAAGCATGGAGGTTTTGGCGAACGGAGTTCCGAGATTCTATTGGATAGATGACAACGGAAGTGCTCACGACTGCCTGTTCTCAAGTGTAAAGATCATTGGCAATAACTGGACTCACGTTACTCTTGTGCGCGATATCGCGAACGGCAAAGCGCACTGCTATATTAACGGTGTGCTTAAACAGACCGTCAATATTTCGAGTTCCGTTGTTGAAAGCGAATACACAACTCCGATCTGCATCGGCGGTGACCTCCGTAGCGGCAATTCCTGTGCGTTCCTCGGTAAGATCCTTAACATAACTGCGTATTCCGACGTTCGTACGGCGGATGAGATCGCAGCGGATTATGCAGCCGACGCTCCGAATTACGACGACACGGCGCTTATCGCTCATTATGACCTTTCAAAGGTGAATAGCGAAAGCAACCGCGAAGCTATTGTCGATACCACGGGCAACGGAAATACCGTATACACCCCTTGGATGGTCAAGAATGACGGTATCAAGGATTATTCGTATACCTTTGCTGTCGTAGGAGATACCCAGAAGGTCTCCGATTACGATCTTGATAATGGCACTCAGCTCTTTGCAAAGATATACGATTATATCGTAAACAGTATTGACGAGCAGAACGTTAAGCTCGTTATCGGACTCGGTGACATTACTGAGAACTGGGGATCGTACGATAGCGAATGGGAGCTTGCTCAGAAAAACATCTTCAAGCTTAACGGCAAGGTACCGTATATTCTTAACCGCGGTAATCACGACCCTTCAAACAAATATAACGCTTATTTCAACAATACCGCTTACTCGGAGCAGCTTGAGGGTACATATAACGGAAACATCGATAACTCCTATTTTACCCTCACCGTCGGCGAGATCAAGTATCTCGTTATGGCACTTGATTACGGTCCCTCAGACGCAGTTCTTAGCTGGGCTGCGGGAGTCGTTGATTCTCACAAGGAATATAACGTAATTATTACGACACACGCTTATATGTACCGTGACGGTACTACCCTCGACCAGGGCGACGTTTGTCCCCCTGCTACAACGGGCGGCAGCAATAACGGCGACGACGTTTGGGAAAAGTTCGTTAAGAATCACGAGAATATCGTTCTTGTTCTCTCGGGTCACGATCCGTGGGATAAGATCGTTATGCGTGAGGATGACGGTGTGAACGGCAATAAGGTCGTTCAGATGCTTATCGACCCTCAGGGCATGGATGCAAACAGCCCTGTTGGTATGGTTGCAATGTTCCATTTCTCCGAGGACGGAAAGACCGTTCAGGTTGAGTATTACTCGACTGTTGAAGAGAAATGGTATCATCCCGATAACCAGTTCACCTTTACTCTTAACGTAGTTGAGCCGTGTGATCACGAGGGACTCTGGAAAGACGGCGTTTGCTCGAACTGCGGAGAAGCATGCCCCGGACATGAGGGCGGAGAAGCAACCTGTCAAAAGGGTGCTATATGTGATATTTGCGGATATGAGTACACCGAAAAGAACTCCGAAAATCACGGCACAGTTTCTTACGTAGCAAACGGCAACAAGACTCATAAGGTAGTATGCGAATTCGGTTGTGTAATCGACGAAGACGCAGCTTGTGTTCTTGACGAAAACAACGTATGTAAGGATTGTAAGCACGACTACACCGTAAAGATCGCTGAAGATAACTTCAACGAAGTATTCGACAGCGTATTCAACGATGTAGCAACAGATTACAAGGCACAGGGACCTGCATCGCTCGATGATCTCAACGCAGCAGTTGAAGGCGAGAAGGTAGACGGCTTCACATACGGCGGCTTCAACCTCGAAATGACCGAGACTGTTGAAAATACCGTTAAACTCCGTCATCACGTTCTTCTTGCCGACGGACTTACCGTTAAGGTAGACGGCGAAGAGGCAACTCTTACTAAGGTAAACGGCAATTACTACTACTTTGAGGTAGAGGTAGAGATCGGTAAGTTCTCCGAAGCTCATACCATTACCGTTGACGAAAAGACCGTAGTAACCGCATCTGTACATTCCTACATGAAGACCGCATTTGAGGCAGACGCAAAGAATCCTAACGCTCTCAGCGACGCTCAGGAAAACCTCCTCAAGGCACTTTATGACTGGGACTACGCAGTAGCTAATGCAAACTAAGAAAGGAGAAAATAATAATGGAAAAGAATTTTGAGATGCCTACCCTGACCATGGTAGTGTTTGAAAACGAAGACGTTATTACTTCCTCCGGTCTTGACTTTGCTCTCGGTTCCTTCGCATTCCCGGGCTTCAACCCCTTCGGCGAGTAATAACAAGAATAGAAAAGCACCTGCTTCGGCAGGTGCTTTTTTAGATGACAGGGAATGTAGATTTTGAAATAAGCGATAAAGGCGAACCCATCTCCCAAAGGAAATGAGTTCGCCTTTAACTTGTTTGGTGGATCCGAGGGGAATCGGTCTCGCCTGCGGGCTCAAGGTCTGGTAGAAATTGTGTGCAATTTCTACGGCTCTGACTGCCCCCGGCAGTCATTCACTACCGACCCGTTCGATTCCCTCCATCAATCAAATCAAAAACAAAAAACACACCACGAGGGTGTGTTTTTTGTTTTTGGTGGATCCGAGGGGAATCGAACCCGAAGCGGATCGCTATTTCATAGGGGTTTACGGGTTCATCCGTTGCATAGACCGTTGCATGAGGTCTAAAAAGTAGTTATCTATACGTTCTGCGATGGCAATTTGCTCCGAGGAGAAGGTCTGCTGATATACGCTTTTCATAACCGAAGGGGAAGACCATCCGCCGCGCTCCATTGCGTATTTGTCCGGTACGCCGAGCATCAACATTATAGAAGCGTTTGCGTGACGTAGGTCGTGAAAGCGATAGTGCGGTATGTCATGCTTGTTGAGGGCACGGTGGAAGCTCTTTGCAATGGAGCTTGAGGACAGCCCTTCAAAAATATGATCGCCTTTGCGCGGAAGCGCGAGCATGCGGTCCTTTAAGAACTGCGGCAGCGGGATCTTACGAGTGCTTCCTTCTGTCTTAGTTGTTTTCTCTACAGGACCGTAGTTCCCCATAACGATAGCTGTGTTTATGTCGATATAACCGTCACGAATATCCGTCCACTTCAGCCCGAGTATTTCCGACATACGGAGTGAGAGCCAAGCTGACAGCAGAACAGGAAGCTCGCATACCGTTCCCTCGATCGCCTTGAAGGTTCGAACGAGCGTTTCCGCATCGGGAGTTGTATACTCCTTTTTTACCGTTTTAGGATAGGAGATCTGTCTTGTAACGAAATCGGGATTATATACGCGAAGCACGGCGCACACAAGACCTATCGTGTTTTTTGCAGTTTTAACCGAATGATTTTCGGAGATGCGATTTGCTTCTCTCTGCAAAGTGACGTAATCTATATTTTTGATAAGCTTGCCTGCGAGCTCCTTGCCGATATAATTCCTTTTTGCCACCTCGTATCCTTGAATGGTTGAAGGCGAGAGGGTAGGAGTGCGGAGCTCGATATATGCCTCGACTGCTTCGCCGAGCGTCATCGAGGCGCGCTTCTCTGCCTCGGTCTTTTTGCCTTCCATCTTGTAGCGCATGGCGAGGTAGTCTGCTTCCTTTGCTGTCGCGCCGTAGAAGCTTTTATATTTTCGCGGCTCTCCCGGTGCCGAGATCAGCACGGCGGTTCGCCATCTGTTTCCGTCTTTGGTTGCCATTATAAAATCCTTTTATGGTGAATTTTTACTCGTTAAGGAACGCTATTCTGTGAACGCGTATTTGTACGCATGACGAAATCCTCGTTCTATTGCCTCCGATACATAGGTTGCATAACACTCACCCTTTGTTGAATCAATGGAAATAGTGTCATACTGCTGGTCATATGGAAGATGGTAAATGCGTTCCCCTGATTTTGAAATGTTACATTTGACAGCCGGATAACGATTAAAACTTACATTTTCATACAATGTTATATTTAGTGCTTTAGCACATTCGCGCGCCAGATCAGATAGTTGCGACGATGTGACAAAAACGCCAACCGTTACCTTGTTCGGATTTTCTGTCCGATATTGATAGAGTGAACCAAATAATTGAAAAATGCTATTTTCATGTATCTCTTTGGAACGGGAATACCGTTTACACTGTATCAAATACACTCTTTTATCCTTCGATACTATAAGGTCTCGTCCCATATCCTGAAGTTTCATGGTCGCACCGCAGTACTTTACCTTGTATCCCTTCGTCTCACAAAGATAACCGATATATCGTTCATATTTGATTCCTGCAGACCAAGAATCACGGCTTTTTCCCGTGAAATAATGCTCCAACCATTTTTCTTGTCGTTCCTCGCTTGTTAACACTTGATATTCGTCTTCCGATAACCAGTTATATACGAACCCTGAGTCTCTCGCGCTGACATGAGATGAAGCCAGAGCTTGAGGAGACATATCCCCGACCTCTTCCAATATAGGAAACTGATATTTCCAAACTGCAAGCTGGTTTTCAAGCAAGGCGATCTTTTTCTCCTGATTGCGCAGTAAAGTAGTCATTTCCCGCTTGGTAATTGTATCCTTTATTTTTATTTCCAATTTTGCTGTTCTATAGCGGGAGATGATATCTGCGAGCCAAGGATAGGATTGTTCCCTTTCGGAAATTACCTTTAGTAGATCTTCCGTTTGACTTCGCTCTTTCTCGGCGGTAAGACGTTCTTTTTCTATTTGCTGCCTTTCCGCCTTCGCTTCGTCAGCAAAACCTTGGGCGCGTTCGCGTTCCTTTGCTATATCGGATAAGAGGCGATTAGCATCATTCTTCATATTGTACGTGGCGTTAAGAAAAATGGCAAGACCAATCATGTGCTTGCAGGGTTTGCTATGATAGAGAAAATCCTTGCAGGTGCAAGAGCGGAGCGTTGTTGTGTACGTTGCTTCACCGGAAGAAAAGGAAGAAATCTCGGCCGTTACCTCAATTCGTTTTGGGGTAAAAAGAAATTGTGGCAGGGCACTATTTAAGCGAGGGCTTTGAAAAGCGTCCAAATAATTCTGATATAAGTCCTTGCTAAAATAGGGATTGTTTTTTTTGATTTCAGAAAAATAGGATACCGCTTTTTCGTATTTTTTGGCATCGGAAAGATAAATCTGCTCTTGAAGCTCTCGTTCAAGCTGTGTTTTTGCATCATTCACTTGTTGCAGTTTGTTTGCTATTAGAATACGAAGATTATCATTATTGTAATTTCTGTCGAAAATATCGGTTATTTCCGAAAAGAGTTTTTCTGTGTATGCGATCTTGTATTCGAGATACTTGTTCCTTTTTATAATCTCCTTCGTTTCTTCTTGAAGCTCGCTTATCCTTGATGCTTCTTTTAATGCCGGTCTGTCTTTGTTTTTAAGATAATCTGCCGAACGCGCGTAATGTGCTGTCTTCAAATCTGCCATAAGACCGGCAAGATACGGATACATTCCGCATTTTTCAGCGATGTAACGATCCATTTCTTCATAGGTAGCATCACGATCCTGTTTTGCTTGATTTTGAATTTCCTGCGCTTGTGCTCTTATTGCCTCGGCATCCTTAATGGCTTGGTTTCTGATTTCTTGTGCCTGTGCCTTGATATTTTCAGCTTCTTTTAGCAATCTATCATATTTTTGGGATTTTTTGATCCGTTCTTCTTCGGCAAGCTTACGTTGTTCCTCGACAAGTTTGCGCTGTTCCTCGGTAATGCGACGTTTTTCGATAATTGGATCAGTAATTGAACTGCATATCCAGGAAACTATAAGATATACCACGAATAATCCAATAAGCACAAAGAGCAATACTTCTGCAATGTTCTCCATGTCAAAACTTTCCGCGAAGCTCTACGACCTTACCGAAGATACGTATCGGAAGATCGGCAATTTGTTTATTCGTATAGATCATTGGAGGGTATGCAGGATTCAGAGAGACGAGTGCGACGCCTTGTTCGGTGAGCTGGATGCGCTTGCAGGTGCTCTCGCCGTCGATTATCACTACGGCGATGTCTCCGTTTTCGACAGTATCCTGAACTTTGATTATAACCACGTCGCCCGCGAGAATGCGCGGCGACATTGAGTCGCCTTTTATTTTTAGGGCGGCATAATCTCCCTGCCATTCTCCCGGTATTTCTTCAAAGTCCTCTATATCGGTGATCGCCTCGATAGGTATTCCCGCCGCAACGTTCCCGTATACGGGGACTTTTTTTATTTTTGCGGGATTGTCGGTCTGATCGGTGAGGTATTCGACGGTAGTGTCGAGGAGATCAGCCCATTTTTGAATTATAACATCGGGTATGCCTATGTTCTTGTTTTTACAGTCTTTAAGATAATAATACGGTTTCCCGACTTGAGCGCATAAATAAGTGTTATTCATGCCTTTTTCTTTTTTTAGATGTTCCAATTTATCAAAATTCAACAAATTCGTTCTCCTTTATTTGGGAATAATGCCGATTTCTCAAAATATTGGGAATTTTGTATTGACATTCCCAACTTTCTGGGATAAAATAAAATCACAACACGGACAACCGAATCCGATTTCAAAAAATCGAATACTTTTGTCCTGTGTTTGACGGAACGCCGCCTGTGTTTAGTTGTTACTCCAATTTCGATTATAGCACGTGTCGGCGTATTTGTCAACGAAAATTACCCAACTAATAGGGAAAGGAGACGCAATGGACGATTTCAAGACAAGGATCACACGACTGCGCATAACGCAGCGCGAGGTCGCAAAAGCGATCAGTTATGACGGCAGAAGCATTCATTATACCGACGTTTGCAAGGTCGTCAACGGTCACGGTAAGAATACTGCTTACGATAACCTTATAAGAATAAGGATCGACAGACTTCTTACCAAGATGGAAGAAGAAAGGAGCATAACAAATGGTTAAGACACCGAGTAAGCTTGCGAAAGCTAACGAAGCGGTCGAGAGGGCTATCAGGATCGGAATGGCGAAGGCGGATATCAAGAACTACACCGAGCTTGCCAAGAAGATCGGTATTCCGAAATCGACCTTTTACGAGCACGTCAAGACTCCGCTTGATATGCCGATGAGCACCCTGTATCTGATCTCGGTTGCGGTTAAGACACCGTTTGCCGAGCTTGTTGGGGAAGTGAACATTTGATGGGAGTTCTGAAAGATGAAAACACAGCAAAAGATCATAGCCGAGAGGGTCAAGCGGATTATGCGTAAAAAACGGTGGAACGTCGGCGCTTACGTTGAGGTTTCTATCAAAACCCTGAAAGAAGCGGAGAAACTATTTACGGCAAACTTCGATAAAAAGGACCTGATTATAACTAACAGAGAGGAGCAAAAGGATGCAGAAAAAGAAGATACCGCTATACGCGATACGGATAGCGGTGGACGGAGATATGAAGCGGATGCCCATTGAGATGGACAAGAAGTGGCCGACGATACAAAGCGCGCTCGGTACCAGGGCGACCGAGCAGCATTACGCGGGAGAGCACAACGGCGTACGGAGAATTGCTATCTGCGACCGTTACGGCTCTGTATCCAATAAAAGAGTAAACACCGTCGCTTCGCGGCTTTGCGGAACGAAGCTTTACGGCGTAGTTCTTCTCCTCAAGGAGAACGCCGACGGGTTTCCCGTGCTTATGAGCGACGCGGCGGCGTACATGATGCAGAGGGAGGTCGAGAGGTTAATATGGTGACCTTTGTATTATTCGAGCTTATCATTCTTCTCGAGTTCCTGCCTGCGATCCTTGCCATCATCTTCGGATTCAAGATGCTTTGGCTTCTGCCGATCATCGCCTGCGCTTGGATCACGCTTGTCCGCGCATTTATGCGCGAAGAAAAAAAGAAAGCCCGCCGGGTGCGAGCCGACGGACGTTCAAATAAAAAAACTATTGCCGAGACTATTATACAACAGAATATCACCACCTGTCAAGAAGAAATATCTCGGCTTCAAAAAAACAAAAGAAGAGAGGTATTTATTTATGAATGAAGTTCAAGTAAACGCTGTCCGCAAACTCCGAGAGGACAGCGGCAAGCCGAAGACGCGGGAGGGCGTGTATCTGAAGCCCTTTGTGTGTACTGCTCTTTGCTCCTTTTGCGAGCAGAGCGCCGTCTTCGCCTCTGCGGTCATGGCAGATGGTAAGTCCCTCACAGGTTGCCTTGACAGCTTCAAGGTTGAGGGGCAGAACCTATCAGACATCGAGGTCTACCGCATGGCGGCGCAGTATTTCTTCCCCGACGCAGTTATCGAGCACCGAATGGAGATAAAGCTGCCAAATTCCCAGACGTCTGCAAAAATTCTCGACCTTCGTTTCGAGGACCTTTTCGGAGGTGGAACATGAAGCTTGCATATAAGGCCTTTGATCCCGGGCTTAAGTGCCGCGGGTACCAATTTAATATGGGACTGAACACGACGACTGATGCCAACTGCGCAAGAAACGGCTTTCACTGCGCCGAGAATCCTATAGACTGTCTTTCGTATTATCCCTACGTACACAAATCCGTCTACTGCCTTGTCGGTGTAGGCGGAGATATAGACGAGGACAGCTGCGACTCGAAGATCGCGGCTACCGAGCTGAAGATCCTCCGCATACTGTCCCTTGAGGATTACTTTTTACATATTCTTATCTACCTGTCAAAGCACCCGAACGAGTACAGCAGTCACATAACCGAGGACTGCGCCGATGCGAGGTGCGGCTGCGCTGTCGTTCGCGGTAAAAAGCCGATGGCAAAGGGCAAGCTCGGCGACGTGCTTGCGTTTCTGAAGCTCGACCGCAGGGGCAAGCCCGAGCAGATCGCGGTATTCACCGTTGACGGCGAGGAGATAAAGGAAGACACCTACTACGACGTTGACGGAAAGGAGGTGTCCTTCAGTGAATGACGATGCAAAGGTATTTGGCGGAATGCCCGACATTCCCGAGCGAATTTATGCCGAGATAGATAAAGCATTTACGAAGTATCTCTTTTTCAAAACGATAAAGAAGGGCGAGAGGGAGTACACCTGTACCGCCTGTCATAATACCTTTCCCGAAGGTGAAAAGTGTCTGAAGCGCACCGAACGTCCCGAAGATAGAATACTTTACCACGCGCCGCACAACTCCGAGGCGGTCTGCCCGATCTGCAAGACAAAGGCGACCGTGAAGAATATTAAGGTGTGCAGCGTATCGAGGTTATACGCATGCGGATGCGTTGCCGTGTTCCTTGCTACAAGCCATGACGACGTATGGTTCCGCTGTATTTATGCCGAGAGGTCATACAGAGAGAACCTTGCCGGGTACACGGACAGCTTTGAGGTCATGAGATACCATCTCACCCCGGGCAATGCGGAGTTTTATAAAAAATGGGGACGGGACTATCCCTTCCGGCTGATGAGGACCTACGAGGAGCCGTTCTCCTGGAATCACGGCATTTTTACCGAGAAGTACGATTACGATATTCTCCGCGGCTCGGAGCTTGATATCGACGACACGTTCCTAAAATACCACGCGTACGAGCACACGTCCTTCTGGACGCCGATGTTTATACGCTACCTATGTCACTATGCCGTTCATCCGCAGCTTGAGATGCTCGCGAAGCTCGGACACCGTGATACCGTGAACGAGCTTGTAAGCATGAGCCGCGAGAATAAGAGTATCATCGACTGGAGCGCCAAGAAGCCGTGGGAGCTTTACCGCCTGCCGAAGAACATTTATGACGAATGGGACAAGCGAGGAAATAAGCTCTCGCAGTTGAAGATATTTAAGCGGCTGAAAGGCAGTACCGTCCGCGATCTTGACCTTTCGGACAAGCTGTGGCAGATGAGCAATTACCGTCTATCCAACGTAAACAGCTTTATCGCCGGCGCGAAGAAGCTCAAGCAAGAGCCGAGAGAGGTTTTGCGCTACATAGAAAAGGTGCAGAGAGAAAGCGGCGGCGGATGCCACCACTGTCCCGGCATTACCTTAACCGAGGCGTATAACCTCTGGATGGACTATCTTTCCCTTGTGACGAAGGTCGGTAAGCTCAAGACTGCATCTGCTATGCCGAAGGACCTTAAGGGCGAGCACGACCGACTCGTTGCAATTCTCGGCAGAAAGCAGGCGAAGGAGAAGATCGCCGAGCGCAAGAAGCAGGATAAGCTGTTACGAGAGCGAGCAGAGGAGGACGGCGCCGAGCTTGAGAAGAAATACCCGAAGGTACGTAAGATCTATGCGGATATTGCTCCCCGATACTCTTTCTCTGACGAGAAGTATACCGTTATCGTACCGACGTGCATATCCGACCTCATATTCGAGGGCGAGATGCTCTGTCACTGCATTGCGCACGTTGAAAGATATTACAAACGAATCGAAACGCAGGAATCATATCTTATGTTCTTACGCAAGACGAAGGATCCGACGACTCCCTACTACACCCTTGAGGTAGAGCCGGGCGGTGCTGTCCGTCAGAAGCGCACCTTCGATGACCGTCAGAACGCCGACATCGAAGAAGCGACCGAGTTTCTTATAAAGTGGCAGGCAGAGCTTCAGAAGCGTATGACTGCCGCCGACCGCCGTCTTGCCGCCAAGAGCCGTAAGCTCCGCGACGAGGAGTTCAAGGAATTACGTGAAAACAAGGTCACCGTCCGTAACGGGTACCTGCGCGGAAAGTATCTTGCTGACGTGCTTGAAGCGGATCTTCTTGACGTCGGATTTGAAAACACCAAAAAGAAAAGTAAAAAAGGAGAAGCAACAGCATGAGAGAATTAAGCAAGACCGAAGCCGGGGTGCTTCGTATAGATGAAGAGGACATAGAGAGCTTCAACGAGCTTTTGGCGGAAGAGGAGGCGGAAAAGATCGCCTGCGAGATCAACGCCATCAAGCGCACGACCGCGCAAAACGTTCTTGCCTCAGCTATTGAGATAGGTCGCCTTCTCTGCGAGGCGAAGCAGAGAGTTTCTCACGGTGAGTGGGGCGCTTGGCTTCGTGATAACGTTTCCTATTCGGTATCCAATGCAAATAACATGATGCGTCTTTACCGCGAGAGGGAGAAGATGCAGCAGATAGATCTGTTCGGTAATAACGATCTTAATATGTTCGAGGGGCTTTCGCTCTCGCACGCCATCGCGCTTCTTGACGTTCCTGCAGAGGAGCGTCGTGAGTTCATTGAGGAGAACAACGTGTCCGAGATGTCTGTGCGCGAGCTGCAGGCGGCGATCCGTGCGAAGGAGGAAGCCGAGGAAAGAGAAAAGGAAGCTCTTTCCGAAGCCGAGGAGCTTAAGCGTCAGAACGAGCAGATGGAGGAGGCGATAGCCGAAGCAAACGACGAGCTGTTCGCCCTCAAGACGTCTGCGCAGGGCTTGAAGGACGACGAGAGAAAGCAACTTGAAGCCGAGCTTAAGGCAAAATACAAGGCGGAAGCCGATAAGAAGATAGAAGCCGCGAAAAAGGCGGCGGACAAAAAGCTTGAGGAAGCGAAAAAGCAGTCTGACGAGGCGGCAAAGAAGGTCCTTTCGGATTTTGAAAAGGAAAAGGAGGAAATAAGACGCGCCGAGAGGGAGAAGGCGGAAAAGGAAAGTACCGAGCGCATATCTGCTCTTGAAACACAGCTTCGCTCTGCCGCCATTGCCGCATCGCCTCTGCTCACCGAGTTCAAGGTGAGAATGGAAGCGTTCCAGGGCGAGTACCGCAGAATGGTAGAGATCGTTGAGAGAGCGGAAGCGGATCAGCTTCCCGAGGCGGGCAATCTCCGCGCCGTGCTTTCGAAGATAACGGAGGCGCTGAAATGAATCCCAAGAAATACATTGAGCCATCAAAAGCGGCGGAGGTTTTAAGCGAGAAGCTAAACGTTCCCGTAGAGGATCTTGTCGATATTTTCTCGGAAATACCATCGGCACTGGCAGTTGAATGTAAGCACTGCGGAAAGCCGATTCGTTTCCCTGTCGCGTTTCACACCGCCTGCTTTGAGCTTGCCGCCGGCGCGGTCATGGAAAAGGTCTGCGATAAATACTGCCGGTTCCCGTGCGAGTGCAAGTCGCAGGAGGAGCTGGACAAGCACTGCGACGCCTGCGAGCTTGTGGAGCTTCTGAACCTTATGTCTATTGGAAGCGGCGATGAATAACAACGAATGGATCTCGGTAAATGACTCCCTGCCCGAAAGAGCGGGAGTCTACGCCGTTAAGACTGCAGATGGAAAGGAGTACGAAGAGGTCTATATGGACCTATTCGGGAACGGGAAAAAGATCTTCTTACGGCAAAACGTGACATATTGGAAGGAGAGAACACGAACGCAATGAAAAGATACATAGATGCAAACAATATTCGACTGACGGCGATACCGTTTGAAAGCATCAACGAGGGAGTTTTCTTTGAGCTATCGGATATACGACGTGCCATAGAGCAGGCGCCGACCGAAGACATTGAGCCGATCGTTCACGGCAAGTGGATCCTCCGATGGGTTGCGGGAAAAACGGTTTGGGAGTGCAGCGAATGCAGAACGTCCGGCAGTCCCGGGTGGAAACGCTGTCCTCTTTGTGAGGCAAAGATGGACGGAAAGAGAGACAAGCAATAATGGATGTATGTTTCTATTGTGTTCATTACAAGGCGTGTATGCACCTTATAGATACAAGCAAAGAAGAGCTTACCGTTTGCGAGCATTTCAAGCCCGATACGAATACGGCTGCAACAAAACGCGGAATTTGGAGAAAGCATGACATGGGATTTGCTGCCGAATATAAATGTTCTTTGTGCGGATACACGTATTGTGAGCCGGATCCGACGCAACCGCCTGAAAGATATTGCTGTAAGTGTGGTGCAGAAAATGGCTGAATGCTTTGAAATTTTGATGCCATACGGCAGAGAACCCCGTCCCGAAGAAATCCGAGAGGGTATCAAACGTTGCGGTCTTACCCGAAAACAATGGGATAAGAAAAGGCGAGAGAAAAAGAACAGGAAGAAAGCGAGAAAAAGAAAATGAACGAGAATAATGTTATAAGCGAGTTACAAGCCGCTTCTAAATGGTACAAGGAGCACGGCAGAAATACCAACACCGCTATTGTCGGGATATGCGATAGAGCTATAGACCATATTAACCGCCAAAAGGCAGAGATTGAGAGGTTGAACCATATTGTTGATGCCAACAAAATGGTCGGAGCCGAAGCCGTCAAGGAGTTTGCGGAGAAGTTGAAAAAGAAATCCCATCCTTTTCCTTGCGCAATAGGTGTAGAGCACGCCGTAACGTTACGAGCAATTAACGACCTCTTAAAAGAATTTGAAGAAAAGAACGCAAAATAATCCCCCATTTGTTCAAGCTTAAAATCCCCGTGTTGTCGCCAAACAAAACTACGTTGTAAAAATCCCAGACGTATGGGATTATGAAATCATACGGGGTTTACAATCAAATACAAGCTCGAGGGCGGCGTGCCCTATTCGAGCTCGTATTGTATATTAACTTATCGACCATGTGTGGGGTTCCCCGAAACGAACGAAGTGAGTTTTGGGGGTTCCAAGTGAGGAAAAACGATATGGAAAACGAAAAAAATAATTCTCTTTTTCTCGAAAAAGATAATGTCAGTCAGTCCGTCAGTCCGTCAACCAGTCCGTCAGTCCGCGGGGTTCCCCGAAACGAACGAAGTGAGTTTTGGGGGTTCCAAGTACGTCGATCCTTCAAGGACGAGATCGGGGCGGTAGCAAAACAGCTTGAGCTTTACGCGGTTAGAGATACGGACAAGGCGTTGGGGCTCGAGCTTTGCGCTATAATTGCCGAGGTCAACCTTATGCACCCCGAGTTCAGAGTGAAGATCGGGGGCGAGGTGCTTGAGGCGGGACTTGTGAAGGAGGTCTTTGCTTGCCTTACTCACGATCACCTTGATCGAGTGATGAACTCCTTTAACACCTGCGCAAGCGAGATCCGCAACAAGAAGGCGTATCTTCGTACAGCCCTATACAATTCCGTCTTCGAGCTTGAGGCCGGAACGATAAACGACGTTAACTGGATCGGATGAGGTTGTTATGCAAAGAACTTACAGGGAAAGACGGTATCACTGCGGAGATTACCTTGAGGTAGCTATATATCCCGTCTACCGTCCTGCCGGCTCCCGCCGCGGCAGAGCCAAGCCGACGAGCGAAGGACAAGCCAAGCTTAACTACATACGGCTTCAGAAGGAGCTTGTTCGGCTCCTCAATGCCAATTTCACCGAAAATGATATTGAGGTGCATCTTACCTACCGCGACGAGCATCTCCCGACTACCAAAGAGGAAGCGGATCGTCTTCTCCGCAATTATTTGCGCCGACTCAAGCGCAGATACAAGAAGCTCGGGATTGAGCTTAAATACATCTACGTAACCGAGGGCGGCGACGGAAAGCGCTTTCATCATCACGTCACGCTCTCGGGCGGGCTTGACCGCGACGAGCTTGAAGCGCTTTGGGGCTTCGGATACGCGAACTCGCGCCGCCTGATCTTCAACGAGAACGGCGTTGAGGGGCTTGCAAGGTACATAACAAAGCAGATGAAGGAGGAGATCGAGAAGGGCAAGCGTTCCTTCTCCTGCTCGAAGAACCTTTATCATCCCGAGCCGATAGACCGCGACGGACGTTTCTCGCACAAGACGATGAAGGCAATGTGCGAGCGCCCGAGCGACGGCGTCGATGTTCTCGAAGCCATCTTCGACGGATACGAGGCGGCGGAGGTCAAGAGCTTTTACAACGACTGCAACGGCGGTGTGTATTTATACGCCCGTCTTTACCGCAAGGATGCGGAATTTTTGAAGAAATTAAAAAAGCGAAAGTGATTTTTTGCCGCCTGAAATACGGGGCTTTTTTCGGCGTACTTGGAAGAAGGGAGAGATAACGGAATATGGATGCTGTAGAGTGGTTAGAGCAAATAAAGAAGATCGACGAGCTTATCGAGCTTGTGGATTCTGAACGTCAGCGCCTGTGGGCTCAAGCAACGCGCAATACGTCAAGCTTGGAGGGCGCTCCTCACGGCTCGGGCGTTTCCGATAAGATCGGGGACAACGTCGTGAAAATGGCAGATCTCGACGCAGAGAAAAAAGAGCTTGAACGAAAAAAGAACAGCATCGTCAAGGTTATCAAGAAGCTCCCTGCGAGTGAATGCGGAGTTATATACCGACGGTACGTAAGCCATATGAAGCTTGAAGCCATTGCCGACGATATGGGATACTGCACCGTACAGGTGTGGCGGATAAAGAAAAAGGCGCTTGAAAAGCTACAGAAAAAGGCGGCAAAAGCGGAACCTTTTTGGCCGAAAAAGATGTAATGGAATGTAATGCTTAAATGTGATATAATGATACTGTGAAAAAGCACCGAGAAGCAGCTGCCGTTTTGGCGGGTGCTTCTTTTTATGCACAAATAACGTAAGGTTCCACCGCCTAACGTTCGGCTATGCGTGACGGCGGCAAATTCCGACACTCCCGGGGCGGCTCATCGGGGCCGCCTATGGAACCTGAAAAACATAGAAAGGGTGAGGGTATGGCAGGCAAGCAGGTCGGAAGACCTCCGAAATATCGGTCGGTTGAGGAAATTCAGGCGAAAATAGACGCATATTTTGAAGAATGCAAGGGTCATGTCATGATGTTTAACGGTCATGCAGTCACGGATAAAAACGGTAATCCCGTCATAGTCGACGCTCGCCCCATAACCGTTACGGGGCTTGCTCTCGCCTTGGGCTTTAACAGTCGGCAGTCGCTTCTCAATTATCAGGCAAAGAAAGAATTTATGGACACGATAATGCGCGCGAAGGCGCGCGTGGAGTGTTATACCGAGGAGCGCCTTTTCGATAACGCCGGCGCGAACGGAGCGAAGTTCTCGCTTGCGAATAACTTTGAGGGATGGAGAAACAAGGAAACATCGAAGGAAAATGAGTCCTTCGGAGAACAAGGACAGTACGGGGTGTTCATTCTGCCGCCAATTATAGAAAACGGTGACGGCAATGCCTAACGTAGTTTGGACACCTCAAAGGCAACAGAACCTCTTTATGCAGAGGTTTGAAGACGAAGCATTGTACGGCGGCGCAGCAGGCGGTGGCAAAAGCGACGCGCTTGTCATCGAAGCTACACGGCAAGTACACATCCCTTACTACAAGGGTCTCATACTCCGTAAGACTTTTCCTCAGCTGGCGGAGCTTATAGATAAGTCCCTCAACTACTATACAAGAGCATTCCCGAAAGCCAAATACAACGCATCGAGCCACACATGGACTTTTCCAAGCGGTGCAAAGATAATATTCGGATCAATGCATCACAGCAATGACAAGATCAACTATCAGGGTCAGGCATATGATTTTATTGCGTTCGATGAGCTTACGCACTTTACATACGACGAGTACATTTATATGCTTTCGCGAAACCGTCCGAACGGCCCTGGCACTCGATGCTATATGAGATCAACTGCAAACCCCGGTGGTATTGGTCACGGATGGGTCAAGGACAGATTCATCACGGCAGCCAAACCTATGACAACCATATGGGAGGATGTCGAGATTATTTATCCCGACGGACATAAAGAAATCAAGCGCAAGTCGCGTATATTCGTGCCGTCAACTGTATTCGACAACAAAATACTGATGCAGAATGACCCAAATTACTTGGCAAGACTTGCATCGTTACCGGAAGCTGAGAAAAAAGCGCTTCTGTATGGAAATTGGGACAGTTATTCGGGACAGTACTTTTCTGAATTCAAAAACGACTCCGCACATTATGATGATCGGAGATGGACTCACGTTATCGATCCCTTTGAGATACCCGAAGCGTGGAAAATATATCGCTCATTCGACTGGGGGTACAATCACCCGTTCTCCTGCGGTTGGTACGCCATCGACACGGATGGTGTCGCGTACCGCATACTTGAATTGTACGGATGCACACAGACACCAAACCAAGGGGTCAAATGGACGGCGGACAAGGTGTTCTCCGAGATCCACCGCATCGAATGCGAACACCGATGGCTCAAGGGAAAGAACATCACGGGCGTTGCCGATCCTGCAATATGGAACGCTGAATACGGCGAGAGCATCGCAGAAACCGCATCAAAGCGCGGAGTGTATTTCAGCAAGGGAGATCATCAGCGCATCCCAGGATGGATGCAATGTCACTACAGACTATCCTTCGACGAGAACGGATATCCGATGTTCTATGTCTTTAACAACTGCAAGTCGTTTATACGAACAGTTCCTACCCTCATCTACGATGACCACAAGGTCGAGGATATTGATACCGAGGGTGAAGACCACATCGCCGACGAGTGGCGTTATTTCTGCATGAGCAGACCTATAAAGGCGAGGATGTCCTCCGCGCCTGACGGCTATAGTGAGACACCTATGGCTATGTACTTGGATATTCCCAAGAAAGACATACTTGCAAAACCCAAGAGAACGAAAATGGAGGTCATAGAATAAGTGGGCATTTTCAAAAAGAATAAAGAGCCAAAGCAGACACAACCCTCAAACGAGGAACAGATGCTTCGCAGACAGAGTGCGCCTCATCCTACATATGCGGATTTCGCACGTGAACTTATTGCAAGGAAGCACGATCAGGGCATAAGCAACAACGGTGCCATAGACGGATTTAGAGCATTGGAGCAGCCCATAGGCAAAGAAGCCGTACAGAAAGCAACACAGATTCTAAAAAAGTACAAGGAGGGCAAGGTCAACCTTGAGAAGAGAATCGTAGACAACGAGCAGTGGTACAAGCTCCGTCATTGGGAGTCATTGAGAAAAGATGCAAACGCCGGGGTAGAACCGGTATCGGCTTGGCTCTTTAACTGCATAGCAAATAAACACGCCGATGCTATGGACAATTTCCCTTCACCCAATGTTCTTCCGAGAGAAGAGGGAGACAAGGCAGAGGCAGAGAAACTTACATCTATTCTCCCGGTTATCCTCGACCAGAACGACTTTGAGCAGACATACGACGAGGTATGGAACTACAAGCTCAAGAGCGGCACAGGCGTATACGGGGTTTTTTGGGATAAGAACAAGCTCAACGGACTCGGTGATATTTCCATAAAGAAAATTGACATCGTCAACCTATTTTGGCAGAGCGGCATCACTGATATTCAGGACTCTCGCAATGTGTTTCACGTTGAACTCACGGACAATGACCTGCTTCTCGGTCAGTATCCGCAGTTGATGGGTAAGCTCACTACCGCGACAGTAGACATCGCAAAATATATGTACGATGATACCGTCGATACCTCGGAAAAGTCCGTTGTTGTCGATTGGTACTACAAGAAGGTCAACTCGCAGGGAAAGCAGGTACTCCATTATTGTAAGTTTGTCAATGATGTAGTTCTTTTTGCCACCGAGAATGACGCCAATTTTGCCGAGAGGGGGTTCTACGATCACGGCGAATATCCTTTCATATTCGACCATCTGTTCAAGGTAGAGGGAACGCCAGCAGGATTCGGGTACATCGATGTCGGAAAGTCCCCGCAGGAATACATCGACCGAGGTAATCAGGCGATAATGCAGAATATGCTTGCGAACGCTCGTCCCCGCCACTTTATTCGTAAGGACGGCTCTGTGAATGAGATAGAATACGCCGATATGACGAAGGATTTCGTCCACGTTGACGGCAACCTTGGGCAGGATAGTATTCTGCCAATTCAAGGAAAACCTTTGAACGGTATATATGTCACTATCATCAAAGATAAAATTGAGGAACTCAAGGAGACAACCGGTAATAGAGATGTCACACAAGGCGGGAGCACGGGCGGTGTTACGGCTGCATCGGCGGTCGCGGCCCTTCAGGAGAGCGGTTCAAAGCTATCCAGAGACGGCAACAAGAGTTCGTATCGCGTCTTCCGTCGGTTGTGCCTTATGGTAATAGAATTGATCCGACAGTTCTACGATGTCCCCCGATGCTTCCGCATTATGGGCAACAACGGAGTTGCAAGATATATTCAGTATAAAAACGAGGGTCTGCAACTTCAGGAGCAGGGCAACGACTTTGGTCAAGATATGGGCTACCGCATTCCTCTCTTTGACATAGAGGTGTACGCACAGAAGCAGAGCGCTTACTCAAAGATGTCGCAGAACGAGCTTGCCCTTCAGTTCTATTCTGCCGGCTTTTTCAATCCGCAGAACGCCGATCAGGCACTCGCGTGCCTCGATATGATGGACTTCGACCGCAAGGAGTTCATAATGCAGAAGATACAGACGAACAGTGGTATGCTTCAGCAGATGATGATGCTTGCACAGATGATCGACGGTGGATTCGGCGAGATATCTATGGCTCTCGCCCAACAGTACGGAATGCCAATGCCGAGAATGAATGCACCGAGCACCAAGGAAACCGCCGCACTGGGCGGTGAGGACGGAGCAGGAGAGTCAGAGCATACCAAAAAAGCAAGGCAGAGAGTGGCTGACTCCACCTCTCCTACATAAGGCGGTGAAAATATGGTAGTTGCAAAGTTTGGGATGGATGCGAGTAGGTTAATGGTACGCCTCCATGTAAAAGGCCACGCGGGACAGAATGTTGTCGGTCACGATATTGTTTGTGCCTCCGCATCCATCCTTGCTTATACACTCGCACAGAATATAAAAATGGCGCAAGAGCGAAATCTCTTTAAGTACTCCCCAAAGATAAAGCTCAAGGAGGGAGATGCCATCATCACTTGCAGAGCAAAAGATGAGAAGGCGTACACAGAGATACTGCATACCTATCTCGTCATACAATCGGGATATATGCTTCTCGCGCACAATTATCCGCACTACGTTGCGGTTGAAATGTTTGGTCAGACCGAAGGGTCTTAATATAAACCAAAAGAATCGTCCGCTTAAGGACAGAAAGGATGACTATATGTCACATATTAAATTTTCCGAACGCATCAACCTTCAGTTATTCGCCGACGGCGGAGACGGAGGTAGTGGCACTGGTGCCGACGGAGCAAATGGTGTAACCGCAGGTGTTCCCAGCCTGCTTACAAAGGGCGCAAAAAATTCTCTTTCAGATGTCAAGTACGGCATTCAGGAGGATGTGCAGACCGCCGATGCACAGAATACCACCGATAATGGTACTGTCGCACCCGAAGACCGTAGCGCCAGATTTGAAGCTCTCATAAAGGGAGAATTCAAGGACCTCTACGACGCGAGGGTGCAGGATACCATACAGAAGAGACTCAAGGGCACAAAGGAGACCGTTGATAAGTACAACGAACTCACCCCCACCCTTGAAATGCTTGCGAGAAAATACGGAGTAGATGCTACCGACATCAAGGCACTCAATAAGGCCATCGAAGACGATGATACCTACTATGAAGAGGAAGCCATGGAAAAGGGCATTTCCGTAGAGCAGCTCAAACATGTCCGTAAAATGGAACGCGAGAATGTGGAACTCAAAAAGCAGATGAATGAGCAAATGAACCGGGAGAGGGCAGAGCGAGACGTCGCAGAATGGATGAAGCAGGCAGAAGATGCCAAGAGAACATTCCCCAACCTCGATCTTGGAGAGGAACTCAAGAATCCGCAGTTCATCAAACTCCTTCAGGACGGAGTCGGTGTGGAAACCGCGTATTTTGCTATGCACCACAGAGAACTCGTTCCGCAGGCAATGCAGTATACGGCAAAGACCGTGGAACAGAAACTCGCAAATAAGGTCATCGCAAACGGCGCAAGACCTACCGAGAACGGCATCAAGTCTCAATCTTCGGTAATAGTTAAGAGCGATGTGTCACAGCTCTCAAAAGCCGACCGCGAAGAAATCATTCGCAGAGTCGCAAGAGGAGAGAAGATAAAGTTCTAACTAAATCCGATCTCCTTTTTCAACACATCTACAAAAGGAGATTAAAAAATGAAGTTCAACAAAATCAACCTTCAGCTTTTCGCTGAACCCGTAGTACAGACTACGCTTCTCAATGCGGAAGGCAACAACCTTTCCGCTGAAATGAAGACCTTCTACGATATGACCCTTATCGATGAAGCTTCCGCAAATCTCGTTCACGATCAGTTCGGACAGAAGAGACCTATCCCCGCTAATGGCGGTAAGACCATAGAGTTCCGTAAGTTCTCAAGTCTTCCCAAAGCTACCACCGCCATCACCGAGGGTGTAACCCCTGCCGGCAACAAACTGAACGTAACCACCATCACCGCTACTGTAGCACAGTACGGTGACTACATCACCCAGTCCGATGTCCTTGAGCTTACCGCTCTCGACAACACCATCCTTGAGGCAACCAAGCTCCTCGGCAAGCAGGCAGGATCAACCCTCGACACTATCGTAAGAGACAAGATTCACTCCGAGAACAAGAGTATTTTCTACGCTTCCAAGAGTGACGGCACAGAGGTTGACTCCCGTGCCGCCCTCGATGACACATGCGCCCTCACCGTCAAGGAAATTCAGGCGGCAGTTGCATTCCTTCGCGGACAGAATGCGCCCACCATCAATGGCAAGTATGTGGCTATCATCCATCCCTACGTTGCGTATGACCTTATGCGTGACCCCGAATGGATCAATGCTCACAAGTATGCTAATCCCACCAACCTCTACGAGGGCGAAATCGGCGAGGTGGGCGGAGTTCGTTTCGTGCAGACCACCGAAGCAAAGATACACGATGGTGGAGTCTTCTCCACCCTTGTTTTCGGTGAGAACGCTTATGGTGTTACCGAGATTTCAGGCGGTGGTCTCCAGACCATCGTTAAGCAGAAGGGCTCTGCAGGAACGGCAGACCCCCTCGATCAGAGAAGTTCCGTGGGTTACACACTCGCCAAAGTGGCGTAAAAGTACAACCAGCCCACGTTAAATCCTCTTTAATTGCTCGAAGTTCCGGAGACGGATAACGAGGCGCAAGTTTCAATACAGCGTGAGAGACTAAATAAGAGGACTCCAAAAGGAGATGCAATAGTCCGACCTCCGACAATAATCAAAAACGCCCTGTGTTGACCACAAGGCGAAAAAGAAATCGGAGACCGCAGCAGAAATGATGCGGCGCATACCGATATGGTATGTCACAAAGCAACAGATGTGTGGAAAGCACTCAAGACCGCAGAACTCCTTGTACCCAATTACATACTCGCAATTGAGTCCAAGTCTGCAAAGTGGTCGAGCGTAGCCGTAGCCAACTAACAACTCAACTCACATAGGGGAAGGGACTGCCCCTTCCCCTTAACTATTTTTGGAGGAAATAACAATGACAGATTCAACTAATACCGAAACCAAAGCAACCGAAACCAAAGCAACCGCGAAGAAAAAGCTCGTTAAGATACGTATTCCGAGAGAAAGGGATCGCAACGACGACGTGTTTGTTTGCGTAAACGGCAGAACCTGGCTTATCAAGAGAGGAGTCGAGGTAGAAGTCCCCGAATGCGTGGCTGAGGTCATAAGAAACGCAGAAGCGGTTGCAGAGCAGGCATTTGCGTATGAAGAATCCGTTAAAAACACTTGAAAGATATAATGCAAATTAGGGGAGCTTTTGCTCCCCTAATTTGCAAATAAGGGTGAAAACAATGACCATAAACGAAGCAATCACAAGGCTCGACTCCCTCAAGCCGAATGGCTATTCCATACCAGACAAGATCGGGTGGCTCTCCATCGTGGACGGGATGATAAAGAACAATATCATCGACACGCATGAGGGCGGCGAGGGTGTCACCTTCAGCGAATACAACGACGAGACTCCCCTCGACACGGAGCTTCTCGTCAAAGCACCTTACGACGAACTGTACATTTCGTTTCTCTCCTCCAAGGTGGACTACTACAACGGAGAGTACGCAAAGTATAACAACAACATCATAAGGTACAACGATACCCTTGTGGCATACTCCAATTTCTACACAAGAACTCATATGCCAAAGGGAAAGAAGTTCAAATATTTTTAAGGGGAGGAGATCAAGGTGTATTACTCAACTCTTACTGAAATACCTACCTCAAGAAACGTGACAGAAGCGTTCGGAGGATACAACCACAATCTCCGCATCTCGGACGGCGAATTCTACGATATGAAGAACCTCTGTTCCGATCATTATCCCCTTTTATCGACAAGAGCCGTCCGTGGGTCTTTTGAATACCCTCAAGTAGGCATAGAGGATCACAAAACCAACGGAATCATCTGCAAGGATGCTCTGTGCTATGTGGACGGGAACACTCTTTATATCAACAAAAAACCCCTCTTGGAACTCGATTCTACCGATTCTCCGAGGCAACTCGTCTCGATGGGCGCGTATATCGTCATATTCCCAGACAAGATGTATATCAATACGCAGAATCACGCCGACTTCGGAAGGCTTGAGGCATCATATCCTTCTGGAGAGGACGAGATGATTTCCGCCACATATGAGATGTGCAAGATAGACGGAGAGGTGTATAACGCCACACCGAGTCCCTCTGCCCCCTCGCCCAACGAGGACGGCACTTATCCTCTGTGGATAGACACTTCGTCTTATCCTCATTCACTCAAACAGTACTCGGCTTCAAATGCCGTGTGGTCGCAGATAGCCACCACCTATATCAAGATATCCGCACCCAATATTGCGAGTTCATTCAAGCAGTACGATGCGGTCAAAATAAGCGGTCTGCCCACCGACGTTACCGCCTTCAAAGACCTTGAGGGGAAGGTAAGTCCTCTTTGGGAAGTGCATCACGACGAGGGCGAAGAAGGCGAGGGTGGCAGAGCAGAGGGAACAGATGACTACATAGTGGTTATCGGTTTCCTTGACAACTATCTCAACAGAGAAACAAAGCTCCGCATCGAGAGAACTGTTCCCCTTATGGACTTCGTTATTGAAAACGGAAACCGACTCTGGGGATGCAGATATGGCGAGAATGCGGACGGGACCGTTGTCAACGAGATATACGCATCCAAGCTCGGTGACTTCAAGAATTGGTTCTGCTATATGGGACTCTCAACCGACTCCTATGCGGTCACCTGCGGTACAGACGGACAATGGACGGGTGCTATCACCCACCTCGGATACCCTCTG